GAAAAGAACGAGCGGAACGAAGCCTTGGACATTGAAGTTGGCCATCTTGCCGCTCTTAGGTTGCACCCTCGCAATTTTGACGCGCTGGAAGCCGCGATAAACGAGGAAGCCGCAATGATGAAAACAAACCCGATTCCAGAAGCCAAGGTTGCGCGCCGCGTAATGTCAGGCAGCGGTTGGTCACTGTAACGGTGTTAAGATAGTAATTCTTGCCACGGTTAAAGGCTTAGGCTAAGTGCGGCGGAAATGTCCGCTTTTGACACACTGACAGCACCGCCAACGCAAATCACTGCGGGCGAAGTTGTCACTTGGACGGAGACGCTTTCCGATTATCCGCCAGCGTCATATGCGCTAGCGTATCAATTCTTTTCTCAGACTCCGCTGGACGGCGTTCAGCAGTTCACCATTTCCGCCAGCGAGAACGGAACGACATACACGCTTGCCACGGCTGCGACATACAAGCCGGGAAGCTACAACTGGCAGAAGCAAATCACGCGCGCAAGTGACAGCGCGATGCGCGTTATTGGCACCGGCAACATGCTTGTCATGCCATCGCTTGTTTCCACGCAGACGGTCACTTTTGCTGCGTCGCAGGTGGCGCTATTGAAATCCGTCATTGCCGCATTCTCCGCGACTGACAAGGTGAAGGTGAATTTCAACGGGCAGGAGTTTGAGCGCGCAGCGGTCGCAGATTACCAGAAGCAACTGACATACTACCGCGCCGAGGTTATACGCGAGCAGGCAGCATGGAATGCGCTGTTTGGCTCCGGCAACGCAGGCAACAGAATCACTCAGCAATTCGTGGCACCGTGGAGCACTAACCCGTTTGGACAATGAACATTTTTCGCAAGGCATGGAATAGGATTTTTGGAGCAAAGCAAACGCAGCAGCGTGGATTCCGCGAGCTTGTAGGGCTTGGCGGAATCAATAAAGACTGGACGCTGAACGGGCAGAGCGATGACGCGGATATGTGGATTAACGCCTATGCGCTCACAACGCGCGTGCGAGATTTGTTCAAGACGAATCCGATGTATCAGGCGTATCGTGAAACGCTGTGGGCAAACGTGTTTGGCAGTGAGGGACTCATGCTGCGAATGAAGGTCAAGGAACAGGAGGACAGGGTGATTCATTCGGCGGATGAGAAGTCCGCGTTTAGAGACTTTGACAAGCGCCGGAATCGAGTTGCCGAATACGTTGCCAAGCGAAACGGACTGGACTTCACGCCGCACACGACTTTGCAGGAATTCGGAACGAACGGAAGCCGCGTTGCGCAGGTGAAAGTTGGCGAGCCGGATGTTTTCGCAAACCAGCTTATCGAGCGCAAGTGGAAGGAATGGCAGAGGAAGGAATTTTGCGACGTTCGCGGCACTCGAAACTACCAGACAATCCGTCAGCTTCGTTTGATTGGCGCGGTGCGCGACGGCGACTTTTTCATCCGCCTAATCCGTGACACTCGCGCGAACAAATTCGGCTTCACTCTGCAAATGATAAATGCGGAATGGTGCGACCGCTTTTTCAACGCGACGCTCGAAAACGGGAACGAGGTTCGCATGGGAATCGAGTATGAGTTTTCACCTTGGGGACTCGGCAGGGTTGTCGCATATCATTTCATCAAACGTCAGCCGAAAGATTGGCAATGGCAGAACGGAGGATTGTGGAACATGAGCAGCGGCGGCGGATTGCATGACCGTGTGGACGCGCGCGACATCGTGCATTATGCACGCCCGGTTGACGCGGACAGCACGCGGCCCGCGCCTTGGGTTGCTAGCACCATTCCCAAATCACGCCAGCTTGACCAATACGAGCTTGCCGAGGTTGTCGCGGCCCGCGCGCAGGCGTGCAAAACCGGATGGCTTTACAGCGACGTGAATCCCGAGGGCGGCGCGAGTGGCGTGCCGATTGACCCGGCTACAGGATTGCCTTCGCAGCCGCTTGGCCCAGGCGATATTGGCGCGCTTCCGTGGGGAGTGAAGTATCAATCGAACGACCCTACGCATCCGAATGGCAACTTTGAAAACTTCCGGCAAGGCATGGTGCGTTCGCTCTGCGCGGGAATGCCGGGAGCAAACTACGCGACGATTGCGAATGACTACGCATCAATCAATTTCAGCGCCGGACGTTTGCAGCGGCTAGACAGCAATGAGCTATACAAGCTGATTCAGCAGTTCGACATTGATACCGCTGAGATTCCAATTTTCGAGGCATGGCTGGAAATGGCATTGCTCACTGGCCAAGTTGCGTTGCCTCTCGCTAAGTTCCAAAAGTTTAACAAGCCGGTTTTCCAAGGGCGTCGCTGGGGCAGTGTGGACGAAATCAAAGAGGTGACAGCCGCAGCGCTTCGTGTCGCAAATGGATTCAGCAGCGACCAACGCGAGTGCGCCGCGTTTGGCGTTGACCTAGAGGACATCCTTTTCGAGCAGGCCGAATCGAACATGCTGAAAGACGAGCTTGGAATCGGAACGGCAAAGACCGTGGAATCATCCGGCAATGCTCCCGCGAATGCCGACGCCGCCGACGCCGCAGAGAGCGCACAGATTCAAGGCACAGGATTGAACGGCGCGCAAATCGAGGCGCTGCTTTCCATCGTGAACCGCGTCACAACCGGAGAGATTGATATTGCCACGGCGAACGCACTTATCGCCGCCGCATTCCCGCTGATGACTCCCGCAGAAGTAAGCGCAATCACTGCGCATTTGGAAGTGATGGAAGTTGAGGAGCCAAACGAAACGGAAACCGAAAAGCCGGAGACAGCAATTCCAGCCGCCAAAAAGCAGCGTAAGAAAAGCCGCGTCTAATGGGAAAGCAGCAAACAAAAAAAGGCCCGGCTAAGAAGAAGAAAAAGCCGCATCGTATCTACGGCTTGACAACTGAGCACCGCGACCCTAACTATTTCACACGATGAATCGCACCATCAAAATTCCAATCCAGCTTACTCGCGCTTCCAGCATTATAGAGGAAGACAATGGCGGGAAAAAGGCAAAGCGGATTTCCATTTCCAGCGATGTTCCTTACAAGCGTTATGACTTCATGTGCGATGAAGAATACTGGGAAGTTTTGTCGCATGACCCGGGAGACATATCCGATGCGAGATTGAAGGCCGGGCTTTCCTCGTTGTTCAATCACAAGCGAGATTTCCATCTTGGTCGTGCGACAACCTACAACAACAACGGGCACAGGCTAGACGTTGGAACAATGGATGACATGATTTGGAGCGAAAGCCAAGAGGCCCAAAGCAAAAAGCGAGATGTGGAAAGCGGTGCGCTTGTTGGAACATCTGTTGGATACAGCATCATCGGAAGCGGAATTTGCATCGGCGAGAAAGAAGGACTTCCAATCTACAAATTCAAATGGGAGCCGCACGAATTTTCATTCTGCACAATCGAAGCGGATATTACCGTTGGCGCAGGACGCCATCGCGAACTAGCTAAAGACACTTACGTTGAAATTAGCGTGACTAGCAAAAAAGATATTGACACTAACACCAAATCCGATAACTCCACACAAACCCGAACCACTATGGCTACCGAAGCAACTCCCGCAATCGAACAGAAACCCACCATTGACGTTGTTGCGGAACGCAACTCGGCAGTCATCGCGGAGCGCAAGCGCGTCGCGGACATTCAGGAACTCGCGCAGCACTTCGCGACGAACGGACTTGCCGGGCGCAAGGTGGACGCCTCCGCGCTCGCCGCTGACTGCATCCGCGAGGGAAAGAACGTGAACGATTTCCAGAACGCCTGCCTTCGCGCAAAGCTGGAAGACGTGAAGCCAATCGTTACGCCGAATGTCGGCATGGACAAGAAAGACCTTACGTCTTACTCGCTTGTCCGAGCAATGGGCTGTCTCGCGCAGCGTCGCCCGATTGACGGTCTGGAAAAAGAAGCGAGCGACGCGCACGCAAAGCTGATTGGACGGCAGGCGGAAGGACTCGGATTCTTCATCCCGCAGGACGTGATGAATGGCCGCGCGTTCAAGGATGTGCGTGAGCGCGCACTTGCCACGAACGTCTATTCCGCTGCTGGCGCATTCGTCGGCACCGATTTGCAGGCCGGTTCGCTCATTGAGCTTCTCCGAAACCAAATGCGGACGGTGGAAATGGGCGCGAGGACACTTAGCGGCTTGAACGGGAACGTCGCCCTCCCCCTGCAGTCAGGGGGGGCAACGGCTGCTTGGTTGTCGGAGAATGCCACGATTAGCGAGAGCGTGCAGGCTGTCGGTCAGCTTGGCCTGACTCCGCACCGCCTCGGCGCTTCGACTAGCTACACTCAGCAGCTTCTCGCGCAGTCTGCGCT